CAAGGAGCGCATCTCACAGCTGACCGCCCGGGCCAAGGCGGCCGAGAAGCGGCTGGCGGAGATCGCCGCCGCGCAGGAGGAGGCCGAGCGCAAGGCCCTCGAGGAGCAGGAGCGGTACAAGGAGCTCTACGAGAAGGAGCGCGCCGAGCGCGAGAAGGAGCGCCAGGCGCGCACCGAGGAGGCGATCCGCTCTCGATTCCTGCTCGCTGCTGCGAAGGCCGGGGTCGTGGACCCGGAGGCGGCCTATCTGCTCGCCAAAGCGCTGCCCGCGTGGGGGAGTGTCGAGGTGGGCGATGACGGCACCGTCTCCGGCGTGCAGGAGGCCCTGGACGCACTGGTCGAGGAGAAGCCCTATCTCGTCTCCCAGAAGCCGAAGCAGCAGAGCGTGGGCGCGGCCAGCAACCCTGGCCAGACGCCGGCGCCTGCACCGAAGACACTGGCGGAGGCTGGAGACCAGCTCGAGGACGCAATTCGCACTGGTATCTAGCCCCGCGACTGGAGGGCTTAGATGGGACTGGACCTGAGCAAACTGGCGGGCCTGATCGTCGAGAAGTACGCGGGCCCGTGGGTGGATGCGCTGTTCACCAACACTTTCCTGCTCACTCGGATCCAGCGCAAGCAGGGATCGGGTGACGGGGTGAGCTGGCCGGTGCGGTACTCCGGCAACAGCTCGGCGGGCTCCTACGGGGAGACCGACTCGGGCGTCGGCGCGGGCAACCAGGCGTTCAAGAAGGCCAAGCTGAGCTGGAAGCTCAACAAGGTCGAGATCTCGGTGACCGGGCTGGCGCAGGCGGTCGGCGAGACAGGCGGGGCCATCGCCTCGCCGATGCGGGTGGAGCTCGATCTGGGGCTCGCCGACCTGCGCGACAACATCAACTCGCAGCTGATGTCTGACGGCACCGGCAACTCCGGCAAGGACATCACCGGGCTGTTCGCCGCCATCGCCGACAGCGGAACCTACGCGGGGCTGGACCGCGGGACTTACACCTGGTGGAAGTCGTACGTCAGCGCCAACGGCGGCACTCCCCGGAACCTCACCGAGGAGCTGATGCGGGACGTGAAGTCCAACGTGGAGAACCGCGGCGGGCGCGTGACGGCGGTCTACTGCGGCAGCACGCAGTGGTACCGCTACGGCGACCTGCTGCGGAGCGAGCGGCGTCAGCAGAATCCCACCTCACTCACCGGCGGCTACCAGGCGCTGGACTTCGAGGGTATCCCGCTCATCAAGGTGCCGGGCTACCCGCAGACCCGCATGGACTTCGTGGACGAGAGTCTGCTCGAGTACGTGGTCCTGAAGGACTTCGTGGCCGAGCCGATGGCGAAGACCAAGGACGCCGACGAGATCTGGATCAAGCACTACAGCCAGCTCGTCTGCCGGAACCCCTATCGCATGGGGAGCCTGCAGGACCTGGCTGAGTAAGGGGGTGGACCATGGCGCTGACTGACCAGGAGAAGTCCGCCCTCAACCAGATGTGCCCGGCCGCCGCGAAGGTGGCGCTGGGGGACAAGATCGACGACTTCGTGCAGGGCGTCCTCGCGGACGGATCTGTCGGCACGTCGGAGATCGCCGATGGAGCGGTGACATCAGCCAAGCTGGAGAGCTCTCTCCAGGCGTTGGTGGTGGGCGTGGCCTCGGGCTACAAGCTGGCCCGAGGCACCGCGGCCGTCACCGGCAGCGCCGACGTGGACACCGGACTGGCGACCGTGGTGGCGGTGGTGGCGTCGTTGCACGACGCGCCTTCGCTGAACGCGATGTGGGTGCAGGCGAAGGCGAGCACCACGGATGGTCATATCGACCTGGTGGTGACCAAGCCGACGGCCGCCAACGACGTGACCCCCACAGCATCCACCACGGAGACGAATGTGGACTGGATCGCGATCGGCACGTAACGGGAAACCCGGGGGCCGGCCGGGCTCTTCGCTCCTTCGCCGGTCGGCCCCTGACGAGACAGGCTGCGGGCGCATTGCCCGAAGCGAGGAGGACTACATGAGACGTGGAGCCGGATCGGCAGAGCTGGACATCAATACGGGGACGACCGGGGCCGCGGATGTCCCGGAGCCGCCCCCTGCTGCGGCACCGGCATCCCCTGAGACGAAGGGGATGCGCCTGACGGACATGATGGCGCTGCCCGAGCCGCAACGGACCCATGCCCTGGAGGCGGCGGTGGAGGCCGGCGAGGTCTTCTCGCTCAAGGCGAAGGGGCGCAAGGAAGTGCGTGTGCGCTACGGCGAGCACATTCTCAAGGTGCCGCCGAAGCCGAAGCCCTTCATCGCAGCCCATGCGATCCACCTGCTGTGGACCGTGCCGAACCTCGTCGAGGAAGTCGAGGAGGAGGACTGACCGGTGGCGATAGACGCCACGATCGGCGGCGACGACAGCAACTCCTACGTCACACTGGCGGAGGCGGAGGCCTACTTCGGCGAGCGGCTTCGCGCCGACGCGTGGGATGACGCCTCCTCGGAGGACAAGGAGAAAGCGCTGCTGACCGCGTGCCGTCACATCGAGGCGGCCCGGCCGCGGGTCAACCGCAGGCCGTATGGCTACCCCGAGGTGGCGGATACCGTTGACTACGACCCGCTGGCCCCGTACAGCGCCACGCAGGCGCTCTCGTTTCCGCGGCTGAGGGACCGGGATGCCGACGGCAACCTCATCATCCCGCAGCCGGTGAAGGATGCTCAGTGTGAGGAAGCGCTGACGCTGCTGGCGCGGGGGGCGGAGGCCGAGCGAAGGCGGGCGCTTCAGGCGCAGGGCGTGCGCACCTTCAGCGTGGACGGCTTGAGCGAGTCGTACCAGGAGGGCGCGGCCGGAAGTCCGTTGCTCAGCCCGGAGGCCCGGAGTCTGCTGTCTCCCTACCTGCGCAAGGGCGGAGTGATCGCCACCTGCGACAACCCGGACGGGGAGTTCACCCCGGGGAGCGGATGAGATGCTTTCCGACTACCTGGCCCAGGACGTGTGGCGCAAGCCGAAGACCGGTGAGGACGGCTACGGACAGCCGACCTTCGGCGCGGCCGTGAAGACCAGGGGCCGGTGGCTGGAGAAGCGCCGTCTGGTGCGCAATGCCGAGGGCGAGCAGGTGATCTCGGAGGTGACTGTGACGCTGGGGCCAGAGGAGGAGATCGCCGTCGGCGATCATCTCTCCTCGGATGGCTCCACTTACCTGACTGTGATAGCCGTCTCGGTCTCCCGCGGACTGGGAGGCGAGGCGCTGTGCAAGCGGGCCTACCTGTAGAGGCCCAGGGAGGAACGACATGAACTGGAAGCTCACCCTCACCAAGGGGCTTGTCGTTGGGGCGCTGGCGATGCTGGGCGTCTGGCTGACTGACATCCAGTCGGTCTCCGCCTGGTGGGCCGGCGCGGCCGCGCTGCTGGTGGAGGCGGTGCGGGACGGCATCAAGAGCGCCTACGGGGCGTTCGGGGAGAGGTGATGTGCCCAGGACCTCGCCCAAGTTCGGGCTCGAGCTGCGCGGGGCGGATGACTTGCTCCGGCGGCTGAGCGCTGGCGGGATGGTGGCGCGCGCCGTGCATGAGGCGGCCGTGCGGGCCATGATCGAGAACACCGAGGACCTGCTGGGGCGCTCTCAGAGAGACGCGCCGGTGGACGAAGGCACACTGAGAGCGAGCGGGCACGCCGCCGTCTACGTGGACGGCAAGGCGGTCTCCCGGAGCGGCTTCGAGGGTGCCCCGCCCGGGCCGGTCGTCGAGGGCGGCCGGCGCAACGCGATAGTGGGCGAGGTGGGCTTCAACACTCCTTATGCGCTCGTGCAGCACGAGCGCCTGGACTTTCGACACCCAAAGGGCGGCAAGGCCAAGTTCCTGGAGGACAACCTCAAGGACCGGGCCGGCCGCTACCAGGGAAACCTGGTTGACCACTTGCGAGGAGCGCTGCGGTGATTCTGCTTCGCCGGAGGCTACGCAGAACATGAGCCTGCTGATCGACCAGCTGGCGAGCTGGCTGGAGAGCCAGGGAGAGGGAACAGTCGGGACTGACCTGTTCAAGCTCCAGCGGCCCTCCTCGCCGGTCGCCTGCGTGAGCCTGCACGCCACGGGAGGATACCCGCCCGATCGCTACACCGAGCGGGAGCGGCCCACGGTGATGATATTCGCCCGGGCAGAGACGCCGGACGGGGCGCTGGCGAAGGCGTACGGGCTGTTCAACCTGCTCCACTTCCGCCAGCACCTGGACCTGGGCGGCGGGCTGTTCGCCCTCAGCGTCGAGGCCGTCAACAGCCCTGCCTATGTGGGCACGGAGGAGACGGCGGGCGCCACTGCGCACCTCGCCTCATTCAACATCGCCCTCGACCTGCGGAGGCCGTCAGCGCCGTAGGCGAGGCAGTACGGAGGAACGGAAATGGCGACGATCACGGACGTGAAGCCGTCCTACGGGAAGGCCGGGGACAGCCTCACGATCACCGGCACCGACTTTGTGGATGACCCGAGCAAGAGCGTAGTCTTCGTGCGCAAGCACGGGGAGAGCTCCTGGACGGAGGTGGACGCGTCGCGTGTCACCTACGTGAGCGCGACGGAGCTGACGCTGGCGCTCAACGCCACCGAGTTCGACGAAGGGGGACTCTGGGACATCGGCGTGGCGGACTACGGGGAGAGCACTCCCGACGACTCCCTGGCGCAGGCGGTGTTCTTCTACGCGGTCGGCACCGACAATCCCGACAACTTCATCAAGGGGGCGCCGGAGGCCATCTACATCGACGGCCTCTACCTGGGCCAGACCCACGGCGGCCTCGAGCTGGAGCATGGGATCGAGACCTCGGACATCGAGTCGGATCAGTCTCTGGTGCCGCTGCGCACCATCAAGACCGGGGAGACCTTCTCGCTCTCGGTGCCTCTGGGCGAGGTGAGCCTGGAGAACCTCCGCCAGGTGTGGGGAGTCTCGGCCGAGATCGAGGACCTGGGCAACGGCCGGCGCCGGCTGACCTTCGGCGGCGACACGGCGATCACCGAGAAGTCGGTGATGCTGATCCTGCCGGCTGGCAGCGGGAAGAAGTGGGCAGTGACCTTCTACCGCTGCGCCATCGTGGCGCCCGGAACCCTGTCCTGGAACCGCGACGACCAGGTGGACCTGCCGCTGGAGATCACCATCCTGGCGGACACCAGTCGGCCGGCTGGCGACCAGGTCGGTCGCATCGAGGAGTACAGCGCATAAGCGGGTGCGGGCGCGGCCGGCCTCTCACAGCACACATGGTGGCACGGGCCGGCCGTGCCTGAACCTTGAGGAGGTACACATAGTGGGCATGTGGCAGGCAGACCCGAACTCCCAGGGCCCGACTCCGGACGAAGTGGTGATGCCCCAGGAGCGGCGGTTCCAGGTGGGCGAGCAGGAGATCGTGGTGAAGCCGCTGGTGATCGGAGATTTCAAGCGGGTGTCGGCCGACCTGGGCGAGATGTGCCAGCGGGTGGCGCAGGAGCATCCCGAGATAGACTCGGAGCACCCAGAGCGCCACTTGGCAGTGATCTTCCCGATCATCGCGGACGCCATCACCCAGGTACTGGAGAGACTGTTCGGGGTGGACGCCGAGTACCTGGAGGAGCATCTGACGCTGACGCAGGCGACTGAGATCGTGGCGGCCCTGCTGGAGCTCAACCAGGTTCCGGTGATGACAAAAAACGTGCGGCGCGCCCTCCAGCTGATCCGGACGATCCCGGCGGTCTAGATGTCGGCTGGGCGGGCGCGTTCGACCTGTTGCAGAGCGAGTA